GTTCAATGCTTCTGGCGCTATCTATCTGAATAGTTCCAATCCTCTTCTAGGCGCAAACTCTGCAGGTGAAACTGTTACTCGCATGAACATTGTTTCTGCCGAGTGGTCGATTGGTAACAACGCATACTGGACTATCAAGCGTGGCGCTAACACAGTGCTTGTTCTTTCAGATGGTCAACATTGTTTTGACTTCTCAGACTCACGTCTCATCGATAATTACGGTGGAGAACCACAGTCTAACGTTGTTATTACAAAAACAGGTTCAGGTCCTTCGCATCTTACTCTTAAGATTCACAAGACGACCTCAATCAGCGGAGGCTCGCAATACTAATGAAACTCATCTGCGAAGTTAACGAAAATCTACAGATCATTACTGAAGCAAATGAAGCAGGTGAGAAGCAGTATTTCCTTGAAGGCATTTTGATGCAGGGAAATATTGGTAACAAGAATGGTCGTGTATATCCCACCGATACTCTAGCCAATGAAGTTTCACGTTACAATCGTGAGTTCGTTGAGCAGAACCGCGCATACGGTGAGCTCGGTCATCCACAAGGTCCAACTATCAATCTCGAGCGTGTATCACACATGGTTAAATCTCTCCGTCAGGAGGGAGATAATTTCGTTGGTCGCGTTAAGATCATGGACACGCCATACGGTAATATTGTAAAGAATCTGATGAAAGAGGGAGCCAAGCTCGGTTTCTCCTCTCGCGGTATGGGTTCGCTTGTTAAGAGAAAAGATGGTCTTATGGAAGTCCAGAAAGATTTCTATCTCGCAACAGCGGCTGATATCGTAGCAGATCCTTCCGCTCCACACGCTTTGGCTAATGGAATCATGGAAGGTAAAGAATGGGTCTGGGACAACGGCATCCTTATCGAAAAAGACGTCGCCGCTATTAAAAAGGGTATCAACGAGGGATATGCAACTAAGGGCGATCGCGAAGCGGTTCTTCTTAATGCATTTAATAAGTTCCTCAAGAATATCTAAAATGGCGTCATTTTATAAATAAACTAGAAGAATCTTCTAAAACCCTGAGGGAGAATTAAATATGTCAGGTCAGGAAAATAACGTCGAAAAGCTCGACGTGCAAGAAGCAAAGAAAGCGAGCTTCGGCGTTAATGCTGAGGTTCCTGATGCAGATGTGAAGCAAGCTGCTGTACCAGGCGGCGTTGCTCAGAAGGGCGAAGTAGACGGCCCAATGCTTCAGGGCTCAAGTGTAAAGCCTTATACAAAGGTTGGAATGATCAATTCTATCCTTGACTCACTCACAAGCATGAAGAAGGCTGATGTTTCTGCTTTCTACGATGCAGCTTTCAAGGGCGACAAGACAAACCCAATGCAGGGTTCATCTGTTGATCCTAAGCAGCGTTCAATCGGTGAATCACAGGTTGTTCGTATTACTGCAGAAGACATTGATGTTACAGAAGACATCAAGGCAATCTTCGCTGGTACAGAAGTATCAGAAGAATTCATTACTAAGGCTACCGAAGTCTACACAGCAGCTGTTCTCGCTAAGGTTAACGAGCAGCTTGAAATCGTAGAATCAAACTTCGAATCATCACTCACAGAAGAAACAGCTACGATCAGCGAAGAACTCGTTGAGCGTGTTGACACATATCTTGACTACGTTGTTGAGCAGTGGATGGAAGCAAACTCCGTCGCTATCGAGCGTGGTCTTAAGGCTGAAATCGTAGAGTCATTCATGTCAGGTCTTAAGGGTCTGTTTGAATCACACTACATCGACATTCCAGACGAAGCAGTTGACGTTGCTGAAGAACTCGCCGATAAGGTAGAAGCTCTTGAGTCAGCAATCAACGAAGAAATCGAAAAGAATGTTGAGCTTACAGCTAAACTAAAAGAATTTGAACGCGATATTGCGTTCGCAGAAGTTTCAGAAGGCCTGACAGATACGCAAGTAGCAAAACTGCAGTCACTTTCTGAAGCAGTTGAGTTCGAAAGCGTTGATTCGTATAAGAACAAGATTGCTACCCTTCGTGAAAGTTACTTCCCTACAACTGGCAAGGCCAGCCAGTTGTCAGAATCTGTATCTTTCGATGAGGAACCAGTGGGCGACCTAGAAGAGGGCGCTGAAAAGCAGGTTCCAGTTGAGATGGCTGCTTATATGTCAGCAATTTCGCGTGGCATCAAAAAGTAATTTAGTCTAAGGAGAATAAAACAATGGAATCTCTGAATGAAGCAGTTCAGAAAAAGTGGCAGCCAGTCCTGGAACATCCTGATCTGGCTCCCATTAAGGACGTTCATCGTCGTACAGTAGTTGCTCAGCTTCTGGAAAACCAGGAGAAGGCAGCTCGTGAAGAAGGTTTTGGTTCAGGCGGTTATCGTGCACCTACACTTCTCGGTGAAGCTGCACCAACAAACGCTATGGGCGCATCATCTTCAACAGCAGGCGACGGTTCAATCGATACATTCGACCCAGTACTTATCTCACTGGTTCGCCGTTCAATGCCTAACCTGATCGCATACGATATCTGCGGCGTTCAGCCAATGACAGGTCCAACAGGCCTGATCTTCGCAATGCGTTCACGTTACAGCACACAGGGTGGTTCAGAAGCTCTCTTCAACGAAGCTAACACAACCTTCTCTGGTTCAGCTGCTGGTAACACAGCTTCACGTCTCGTTGTTGGTAACACTTCAACAGGTCGTTCACAGGAAGCTAACGACCCAACTCTCCGTGCTTCAGCTGCAACTAGCGGTTCGTACACTGTTTCAACAGGTATGACACGTCAGCAGGCAGAACGTCTCGGTGACTCAACTGGTACTAACCACTTCCAGGAAATGGCATTCAGCATTGAGAAGGTTGCTGTTACTGCAGTTAGCCGCGCTCTCAAGGCAGAATACACCATGGAACTGGCTCAGGATCTTAAGGCAATTCACGGTCTCGACGCTGAGACAGAACTGTCAAACATCCTGGCAGCTGAAATCCTGACAGAAATCAACCGTGAAGTTGTTCGTACGATCAACTACACAGCTTCTGCTGGTGCTCAGGAGAACGTAACGACTGCTGGTACTTTCAACCTCGACGTTGACTCAAACGGTCGCTGGATGGTTGAAAAGTTCAAGGGTCTTCTGTTCCAGATTGAACGTGAAGCTAACCAGATTGCCAAGGCAACCCGCCGTGGTAAGGGTAACGTTATGATCTGCGGATCTGACGTTGCATCAGCTATGCAGATGGCTGGTGTTCTGGACTACACTCCAGCTCTTGCTAACAACCTGAATGTTGACGACACAGGCAACACCTTCGCTGGTGTTCTGAACGGACGTATCAAGGTCTACATTGACCCATACTTCGCTTCATCTGCTGGTCAGCAGTACTTCACACTCGGCTATAAGGGTTCATCAGCATTCGATGCTGGTCTGTTCTACTGCCCATACGTTCCACTCCAGATGGTTCGTGCAGTTGGTCAGGACACCTTCCAGCCTAAGATCGGCTTCAAGACTCGTTACGGAATGGTTGCAAACCCATTCGCAACGTCTTCAGCTGACGGTGCTATCGGTGCTCCAAATACGAAGGGTTACAACGTGTACTACCGCTTCGTTAAGGTTGCAAACCTTATGTAACAACAAGACGGTTTCAAGCCGCAAACTGGGGGAGCTTCGGCTCCCCCTTTTTTATGACTAAATAGTAATATGAGCGCAGTCGATAATCAACCATCTAATATCAACTTTCTTGGTCAGAACGGCTTTCGCTTTTCTATCAAACGTCTTCCTGGCGTAAACTATTTCTGTCAGGGCGTTTCTATTCCTTCCGTCAGCATTGGTGCTATTGATTCACCAACACCATTCGCGTTCGTTCCACGTCCTGGAGATCGTATCGCTTACGAGCCTCTTTCTATTACATTTAAAGTGGACGAAGATCTTCGCAACTACTTCGAGATCCAAAAGTGGATTGAGGGACTAGGTCACCCAGATGACTTAGGTCAAACACGCGCACTGTCTCAAGATATTGCCAGATCACAAATGGCTGGTACTCGCCCGATTGGTTATTACACAACATTCATGTCAGACGCTACGTTATCTATCTTGACTAGCGCCAAGAACCTCAACAGAAACATTTACTTTCTGGACTGCTTCCCTGTGTCA